GCGACCAGCGGCCCGCGCGAGTCTGGCCGCGAGCCGAATCGTCGCGTCCTTTTTCAGTTTTTTACGATCGCGGCATCAGTCGGCTGATGGGTCAGTTTTCCGACCTTGCTGCTGATCGCTTGCAGCGTGGTGTTTTCGACGTCCGACAGTTCGGACTCGACCCGCTTGGCCCACTCGAAATCCGCTTCGCCTTCCGCTTTGGGAAACGCGAGCGTCCCTTCGGCGTCGTCGCAGATGACAAAGCCGAACCAAGCGGCTGTCGCGAACCGAGATGCCTCGGCTTGTTCCTCGTCGGTCCCTTTGGCTCTCGATGCGCGAACTTCATCGACGATCCGCAGTTCACGCATGGTGGGACTGCGAATGAAGAACTGGTCTCCGTCGATTTCGATTTGTTTTCCATGCCGCTTGCGCAGCTTGGCCGCCATTCCCCCAGATGCCATGATTCCCCCTTGTTGGTTGTCGTTGGTCGCTCACAAGCTGGCCGCTTGTGGCTACTGTTTCGGAAGTAACTTGCACGCCAATGCCAGAAGACTTGTCACACTCGAATAGGTGACGTTCATCCGTCCGTTCGAGTCGTTGTAGAGGTCCACCGGGAACGGCCCGATCAGCATGGCCTTGCCGGCCGGTACGGAGACCGTTTTGTTGGTGATGGCCTGTCCGTCGGTCGTCGCGGAATAGACCAACGTGACCGTGGTTGGGCTGCCATCTCCGTTCGAGAAATACAGGAACTCGTGACCGGTGTTCGTGAAGAAGTTGCCGTCGGCGTTCGCGGCGGCGTCGAGGTCCGTGATATTGATTCCCGCTCGCGCGACTGTGCTGACTGTCAATGCGCTGGCTGCCATCGTGATTCACCTTTCACGCCTTGAGGGCGATGTTGTGGGGTTACTCGTCTTCGTCTTCGTCGTCGTCCGCGCCGATTGATCCGGCGTGCTGAGCCCAGTTCGGACCGCGCAGGTACTCACCGTCTTCGTCGTAGCCGGTGATCGCACCGGCTCGAAACAAGTTCATGTCTTCGTGCTTGATCTTGGCGAGCGTCGCGTCGTATTCGATTTGGACTCGCTTCAGATCCTCCGGCGACATGCCGACTTCTTTGGCGGACTCGTCATCGACCGGCAATCCGATGCCGACAGCGAGAATGTGCTCCGCGACCGCACCATCGACGACGCAACCCGCCGGCCAAAAGAAAACCGGCCGCTCGGTTCCGTCACGCATCTTTTCGGTGCGTGACGTGAGCAACGCGAGGTGCGCTTCGTCTGTGATTTGCGAGACATCCGCTCCGCATTCCATGCGGAAAAAGGCTTTTGGCATTGTGAAAACTCCCCCGTGGATACAGTCTTGGAACACGCTCACAAGCTGGCAGCTTGTGGCTACTTGATCAGCTCGGATCGCCCGTGCATTCGAGGTCGATCTTGAAGCGGACGCCCTTCGGTGCATCGACGTTGACATCGAAGCCGACACCCGCGACCGCCCAGATTTCCGAGGTCGGTGTCGAGTTCGTGTAGGTGATCTTGAAGTTGGTGTTGAACGGGGTCGCGGCGACCGGAGTCGTCGCGAGCGCGAGCAACGCGGCGTGAACCGAGTTGGCCGCGTCGTACCAGCCTTCGGCCGAAATTTTCGGCGGCGTGGCGTAGCCGTTCTGGTGGCGCTGGAAGCCGTAGGCACTTGCGCCGATGTCGAGCGGCCGAGCCTCATAGGTCTCGGTCTTGCTGCCCGTGCGGTCGATCTTTTCCAATTCGGGAATCGCGGTGTAGACAGACGCGATGGACACCAGCAACGCGGTGCCTTTGGACTTCATCTTCGTGGCCATGTTCGGTGCCTTTCAAAAAAGTAGGGGCCGTGCGGAGTCACCCGCTGTGGTTGTCGTTACGCAGGCGGCTCGACTTCGACTCGCAGGACAATCTGCGCGACGAAGAGGCCGGCTGTTCTCAATGTTTGCTTCGTTGGGTTTTCCAGGGACTCAAAATTGCATTCCCAAACTCGGACACGTTTGTCGGCCGTGTCGTAGTTGTTGACTCGCTGAAAAATCTGTCGCACCAGCAACTTGAGCGGGTCGATTGACTCGTTGCTCGTGTCGGCTGGCGATCGAATCCAAACTCGAATCAGGTGGCTGGTCCGATCTTCGGTACTGAGGGTCTCGTCGAGCGATTCCGATTCATCGGTTGCGACATCAACTCTCAGATCATTGATCTCTTCCAGCGGGTCAATCAGTTGCTCGGAGTAAGTCGCCGCAACAGCGAGCGTGTAGGCCGTCCCCGCGTTGATCTGTGTGACCAACGCCTGGCAAGCCTCAACGCTCGGATCAACGGTGACTGCTGGCATGTGGACTATTCTGCGGCTGGTTGCTCAGCGGCTTCGGTTGTGTCGGTCGCCGCTTCGGTGGCTTCCGGTTCTGGCGTCGCCTCAACCGGAGTTTCGGCGGGAACCTCGGTGGCCGGTTCGGTTGCGACGGGTTCGTTTTCTGGGTCGGTCATGTGGCTACCCTTTTTGCGTGAATGGAAATTCGTAAATTCCGATTATCGAGCGACTCGTAACAGCGACCTCCGTTGATCGGCAGAGCGAGAAACGTGAGGGCTCCCCAGGTGATTCGGTCTCCGTCGCGAGGCGTTTCGAGCACTCCCATGTCTGCGGCGTTGATCGCAAACATGCGGCTGGTCATGTGGATGGTTAATCCATCTTCTCCGATCTCTCCCTCTTGCGGTTCATCTGGCGTGGCAACGAGCGTGACGCTGTTCGGGCCTCGCTGGATCGTGATGGATTGCCCTTCGGCAACCATCACGCCTGCCAGCATGGTTTGAGCGGATGCGAGCAGCCCCACCAGAGTCACTCCATTTCTTCAGTGTTAGAGCGCGTCAGGAACCAGCGCGGCTTCGGCAGCGCCGAGCTTGGTTGTTCCGGTGACGATCCAGAACCCCGACTTCGTGTATTTGCAGCGGTACAGCGACTCGGCCGTCAGTGCGAGTTCGTTGGTCGCCCCGACCACAACTTCGTTGACCTTGTCGGCGGTGACCGCGCTGATGAGTTCGCAAGCCGTGGTGCCGACGAGAATTTCAATCTCGTCACCGACCGTTCCGGCCGGCAAGCTGATTTGCTTGTTGGCGCTGTCGGATGTAACCGTAACGAAGGATGCTCCGGCGGGAATCAATCCCGTCGTGCCTCCGCCGGTCGTCGCAGTGACGGCGGCGTTGCCGTTGACTTGATGATGGCCGACGTTGGTCGTGAGAATTCCGGCGGCACCGACATTGATCGCAGACGTGTTGCTCGTGCCCAGATTGACAACGCCATCAGTGCCAGATCCATGAGCGTTACCGCCGAGCACAGATGCGGCACCACCGTTGGCGTTTCCTGCCGTTCCTGCACCGCCCGCGAGACTGACCGCTCCGCCAGTTCCGCTCGTTGATCCGCCGATTCCGCCAGTCACTGAGGCGGCACCGCCGACGCCAGTTGCACCTGGAGTTCCGCCCACCAAACTGACAGCACCGCCTGCGTTCCCGCCGGTCGAAGACGTGCCGCCCGTCGTGACGACCGCTCCACCTTGTGCGGCAGCGAGTCCGTTGATGCCGAGCGAGCTGTCTTCGCCAGTGATGTCGGCCGCAGTCACTGAACCACCGATGGTTGCGGTTCGCTTTGAGGGATTCAGCACGACCTCGACGTAGCTGTCTCCTGTCGCAGCATCCTTGGCCGCCCAGCCGGCGATGTTTCCGGTCGCGGCAGAGCTATCGGCGGCACCAGACAGCGCGGTGCCAGTGACCGGAGTGCCATCGACGTCCCAATAGACGGCATCTCCAGCCGTAAAGGTGTCAGACGTCTTCGGTAATTTCCAGTTTCCGCTGACAGCGACTGATCCCAGATCATTGGCGGCGATATCCACCGGCGCGACCGTGACCATTGTTCCGATCACGATCACATCACCGCCGGTGACGGCGCTGCTCGGCGTGTAGTCGATCGAGTCACCTTCGCCGACAGGCAAGGCTTGTGTTTGAGCCATGTTCAGAACTCCTAAAATTTGAGTGGTTGATTGAAGGTTTCAACCGGCAACGTGACCGCCGGTGTGTGTGTCAGGCAGCGATTACGCGGCTCCCTTGGACTTGATGCCGGACAGGTACTCGGACTTGTCACAGCCGAAGCCGTGCCAACCGCGGAACTGCACTCCGAGCGTGTTGAAGTCGGCCTCGGCGCTTTGCACGGTCGGAGCTTCCTGGCCGTCCAAGAAGGTGACGACCATCGGCTGCAATCCCGATTTGCCTCGCAGCAGATACCAGCCAGTCGCGCTGTTGCCGGTGATCGTCGAGTCACTCAAGAATTTGCATTTCACCGGGCGGTACTTGCCCTGATAAATGTTGGCGTCCGCGTTCTTGACGGTGCCGAGGTTGGTGTTCTTGTAGATCGTGTCAGCGGCCGTGGAGAGTTGCGGCGGGTGCAACAGGATTTCCGGTTGACCACCGGCCAATTCGCCACCGACAAACTTGCCGCCGTCTTTGACGAGCGGGGTCTTGAGGGCGTCGAACGCAGTGACGGCAGCCTGAAGACCAACCAAGTCGGTCAGTAGCGTGGTCGTCGCGCCGGTGATCAAGTTGCCGCGGGCCGCCGTGAAGAATGCGGCGTCATCGAGGAACGCGGTCCATAGGACTTTGTTCATCTTTTTCATCGAGCCGCGACCGAGGCGAGCCTTGATGTCATCAAGCGCCGAGAGGTCGTCGTTGAGGATCGACTCCAGCGTGAGGCTGAACATCTTCGCGTAGAGCTTCGCTTGTCGCGTGTAGCTTTCCTCGCCGATGTCGCCGTGACGGATCTCTCCCGCCGGACCAAGCGGCTCGTACTCGAACGAATCGAGCATCCGATACGCGGTGATCGCTTTCAGATCCTTCGACGATTTCACAACAGCGATCTCACGCCACGTTTGATCCTCTTCGAGATAGCCGTCAAGGATTTCTTTGTTGGCGGTATTGCTGAAGATCCCCGGCAGACTGACCGTCGAGAACATCGACGCTTCCAGCCGGCGAGGTCCGTTCGGATTTTGGAACGCAAAACCGAAGACCTCGTGGACGTTGGACATCGACACCGCTTGACCTGGCGAGCAGACGTAGCCGTTGGACGCCGCGGCTTGCAGGACCATTTGCTGCAAACCGATGCGACTGTGGAACTGCGTGTGAGCCATCTCCAGTTCTTGCGGAGTGAATTGCTTTTCGATGTCGCGAATTTTGCGCGACTGACAGAGCGCGGCTTCGAGCACTCGGCCACTGGCGGGAGCGCTCGACTTGATGTGACCCGCCGGAGCGGTGTGCTGATTCTTCAACTGCGCTTCGAGCACGGCGATCTTGGTGGTCGGGACATCCCAATTCGCCTCGATCGCTTTCGCGCCGATCAAAGGATGCTTCACGCACAGAGTGTTGATTTCGAGTTGCCGGCGATTCTCGGCGGCAGCCGCGGTGCGCATGGCCGCCACTAAGTCGATCTTCGCTTTCGCGGCGACCTTCGCGGGATCTTCCGGCGTCATCCCGTTCGCCATCACCTTATCTTCGGGCGGCGTCATCCCATTCGCGGTCATCTTGTCTTCGGGAGTCATCCCATTTGCCACAACTGGCGGCGCGGGCGGAGTCGGAGGGTTCTGTGCGGCGTCATAAGCCAGCAACAGCGCGGCCTTATCGGTCTCGGACAGTGTCGCGGCGTTGATTCCGAGTTTTGCGATCCATTCTTCAAACGTGCCCATTGTGGCTCCCTCCAATTGCGCGGCCGCAGCCGCAAGGTTGACTGACGTGGTGGCGTCCGCGCCCATTGGCAACACGGACGTTTCTCTAAGCGTGGCTCGGCGAGCCACGATGATCGGACCTGTGAAAGACTGACCGTTGACCGTCACGACTTGGCCGGGCGCGATGACTTCTTGCTCGTCAACCAACAGGCCGATCGAGGCTTGCCATGTCTGGCCCGCGTCACTCATCGCGAGCACTCGCTGGCATTGCGGCGAGAGTCCGGTGATCGGTCCCGCGATCGACACATCGGCACCGCTGTTGACGATCGAATCCGTTTGACCGAGCGTTGAATCGGTGTTGATCGTGTGGTTGAGCAGCAGTGGAATCGTTTGATCCACGGGAACAACCAGCGCCGATAAATCGACGACGACGGGGTACTCGAATCCGTTGACCGGCAGTGTTCCGCCGGAGTACGCGGCGATCGCAAACCGGCGTTGACCTTCGGCGGCGGCTTTGAGATTCAACGGCGCGGCGAAGGTGAGGGGCTTCCGCTTCATGCCGCCACCCCCGCGCCGACTGGCGTTTGCAATTCGGGAGCGTCAACGCGGCCATCGCTGGCGTCGTCGAGATAGCCTTGGACGGTCTCCGGCGCAAGGCCAATGCCTTGCAGCATCAGTCGCGCCCGACCTTCGCTGATCTCACCAGAGACAAACGTGTCAAGAATCGAGCGAATGCGTTTTTGGTTGTTGTTCCAGTCGCGCTGACCGAGCTTGGTGTATTCACCAGAAGCGGCAGCCGGATCGCCTTGGCCGGGAACCGCAGCGACCGGCTGACCGCCTACGGTTGATCCTTGGGGCGTGCCGAAGACCTTCGCGAAGATGGCACGCTTGTATTCCTCGACCGGAATCCCGAAGCCAGACGCTCCGCGTTCCATCGCCGTGTCAAAGTCGATACCGCGATCGGCGTACTCTTGCGGCAGACTGGATTGACCCGTGCTCACGCGAATCTGCGCGGCCGTCGCGGCGTCAACTTCATCGAGTGGCGGGAGCGAGTCCCAGAACCACTGGTGATCAATCTTGTTGATCGGCGGCATTCCATCAAGCACGCCCGGAACCACTTGGCCAAGATGATCGACGTAGCTCGGATCGTAGATCACATCTTCGAGGAACCATCCGAAGATCCTCTCGACGCAAACGCTCGTGAGCCGGTCTTGTTCGGCTTTGACTTCCGGTTGCCAGGTGTTGCGAATGTCGCCCTTGAACGAACTGAAATTGCTGTCTTTGCTGGTGCCAACGCCGAGACCCAGCGGAACGTTTCCGGCGCGACAAAACGCCATCATCATTTGCCGCACGAACATTTCGAGATTGCTGTTTGGCGTCTCCATCTTCGGCTGAAAGAGGTCACAACCATCGGGAAGCAACATCATCACGTTGCGTGCGGTCGGCGCGGTCGTGAACGGAGCGCTGTTCGATCCGAGGTAAGCCGTGCTCGGCGTCTTCATGTAGAGCGCGACGTTGGCGACGGCTTCTGCGGCGTGACACGTCGCCATCTCGAAGCGTCGCATAATCGCCAGCAATGGCAGGCCCGAAGCAAATCGCGGGTAGCCATGCAATTGGCCAGGACGGGACTTGCGATAGAGATGGATGACGTTCTTTGACGAGTACCAGCGACCGCTCTGTAGTCCGTTGTAGAATGGATCGCTCGGATGATGATCGGCGAACCAATACTCCAATTCGTTCGATCCGGGGTCGATGCGGATACCGTCGTCCTGATACGGGTCCGTGAAGCTGCCAAACGAACCTGACAAGTACGGCGAGTGGCACTGCTCGGACTCGTACAGTCGGACGTCAAGATCGACGGCACCGAGCGCCGGCCGCTTGGCTCGCATCAAATAGACTTCGCCGTCGCGCCAATACGTTTCGACGGCGACGGCCAGCTTTTCGGTCATTCCGGCCGCAGACCACCAGGCGGCCCACGCATTTTCGAGTCGCGTGTTTCCGGCGGCATTCGCAGTCGTGACCTGCAATCGCGGCCCGGTTCCAACGATGTGATTTCGCGCCGTCGCGAGGATGCCGCAGTACCAGCTTGAGTTTTCGGATTCTAGTCGGGAACGCTCGCGCATCCGCTTGCGGACTTCGGGAGTCAACGACGAACGAGCGGAATGACTGTCGGCCTCCGCCCAGTGATTTTTGTTGTCGTCGTTGGTCTGCGCGAGTGCGAAACGAGCCTGCAACATGCACTGCTGAGCTTCCGCCATCAGCGCTTGAGCGGCGGACATCTGCGGTTTGCGGCCGAACCAGCGGCCGAACAAACTCACGATCCCCCCGGTGGCACGAGCTTGATCGTCATGCCGTGAAGGAACTCGACGGGCGATGCGGCGGCATCACTCGCCGCCCGATGTTTTTCCCACGCAATCAAATCGCGCAAGTTGTGCGCGGTTGCGTTCTCGCTTCGATTGCCGGCGCTGGCAGGACCAGCGGCAACCGCATCGGTGATTGATTGCGGAGTAGCCACGAAGATCGTCTCGTGATGGCCCCTAGTTTTGGGGCAAATCAAAGAACGATCAGACGGTAGCTACTCGCGCGAACGAATCAAGACGCTTGCGTTACCGGTAACGGTTACTCACGCAACTGACGTCAATCGTCACGCTGAACCGACCTTTCGAGAGTCACATTCTTCCGGCCACAGTTCGGGCAGATGCGTTGGCGGAAAATGAACAAGTCCATCCGCTCAGTCTTGTAGACGTCCGGCAGAACGGTGTCACACTTGTCGCAGCGCGGGCCGGCCATGTCACTCGGCATCGTGAAGCGTTGCGGTTCGCCTTCCAAGGTGATTACCTCCATGCTTGCTGCACCGGTCCCGGCATCGTGAACTTTTTGCCTTCTTTGGGTTTGAAGTCATCGCCCCAGGCGCGGCCGAGACAGAGTCCGTAGCGGATGCAATCGCGGTAATCGTTGGGTTGCGATTCCTCTTTTTTGACCCAGCACATCTTTGCGTTGCCGCGCGAGTCGATCGCGTCTTTCAGGTCTCCGTTGCAGAGTTGGCGGAGCAAGTCGATGTCCGTTCTGGATTCGGCCGCGAGAGTCAGTGATCCCGGTTCTCCGGCGAGTCGATCGTCGAGCCGGGTTTGGACGTCGGTCTCCCAAAAGTCGGTCCCGACGTGCATCAGCACCTGTTGCGTCTTGCTGGTCGAGCTGGCTTGAAGGTTGACGATTCGGTACGGCAACCCGCCGAGGTCTGTCGAAGATCCCTTGCACGGGATGGTCGTCGGATGGGACTGGCAAAACTCGTAGGTGTCTTTCGTGTTCCAGCCGCTGTCGATCATCGTCATCACCGGCGTCATGCCTTCCGTTCCGTCAGCGTGCGGAAAGACGGCTCGGCAAACCGGAGTCCAGAGGTCGGCGAGCTTCGGAGCGGTCCCCCATTGCACGAGCCAGACTCGGTCTTCGTCTCCGTGAGCCAACACGGTGAACACGACGAACATCCCTTCGGCGGCCTGGCGGTCGATCGTGACTGTCAGGAACTTTGCGCCTTCCGGCACGATCCCGCGCGGCGTCGGTCCCGTGATGCGCTGCCCGATGATTTCGGCGACGCTCTTGGATTTCTTCGGAGCCCACGTTTCGGCGAGGTAGCTGTTGACCACGTCTTGCAGGTCTCGTGGCCGTTTCTTCGCTCGAATCCACGCGCGAGCGAAGCCGCCCCAAGTCTCGGTCAGCGCGTACCAGCTCGGCAGCGGACCAAAGCCGACGACGTCGCTTCCCGGATTCGTCGGCTCGCCAACGATGCGTCCGCTGTTGCCGACCGCGCAGCCTTCGGGACACCACACACCACGGCGAAGCATCGAAACGCGATGATGGTTTTCAATGCGGCCACGGCACTTGGCGCACTCGTAGTAGGCGGTTTTGAACGCGATGTCCGCGTCGCTGTTCCCGTCTTTGTCGCGCTCCCACTTGATCCCGCCAGGAAGGTCTTCGGTTCCTTTCACGAGTCGCTGAAACGTCCCGCACAACGGGCACGGCACGAATCGTGTGTGCTGATTCGAGCGTTTCATCCAATGCTCGATCCGCGAGCGACCGGTGATTGTGGGCGTCGATTCGAGGATGATTGAACTCGAAGTAAAGCCCTTAAAACGATTCAAAAACAAAGCGAGCGAGTCGGCCTCGTCGCTCGCGGTCCCATCCCATTTGTCGATTTCATTCCCAAAACCCACCGCAGCCCCGACGTCGGCGAGGGATGTTTCTGATCCGCTCCAACCGATGAAGATTCGGCACGCTTCCAACCGCACATCGAGCTTGCTCCGGCGATGCTCTGACAAGAGTTGATCCCTGACGATATCGGTCGTCGCGAGAATTGGATACATGCGACTCGCGACCACACGCCCCGCTGACTCCTTGGTAGAACTCGCGAACATCATATTGCGAGGATTACATGCGGCCGTTTTTGCTAAAATTGAAAGGCATGTAGTGGTCTTTCCCAGCCTTGTCCCCCATTGAAGCACGATGATTCGAGTGGCGGGATTATCAAAGGCATCGAGTACGCCGCGCACATGTGGAAAGGCGGCCAAGGAAAACGGCTGGCCGCTGGTCTCCGTTCCGGCCGGCATCGTTGTATGCGCTTCAAGCCAGTCCGCCGTGCTCACGCGCGGCGGCGGGATGACGTGACGAATTGCTTTTATGCTGATCGGCATTCAAGCGGCCTCACGGCGGAGTTTTGCTTCTAGTTTTCCTCGTAAGCGATTGGCGATTGATTCAGGGGACTGTTTCTTGCCGATCTTCGCTGCTGACATCTTGGCCTTTGCCGCTACTGTGTGAGTCTTTCCTTTTTGTGCATCTGACATCCGAAGCCGTGTTTCTTCGCTTCTTCGCGTACCTGTACGCGCCGCCGACATTTTTGCTCGCGTCTCGGCCGATAGTGACCGGCCTTTGAGTGCTTTCGATAGTTTCTCACGAGTAGCGTCGCTTCGAGGTACGCCACGTTTCATCGCAATCAATCTACGCTTATGGCTCTCAGAAATAGGACGCCCTGGTCTGCCTCGCAGCACTCGCGAAATCTTTGCCCTAGTTTCAGCCGAGTGCTTGTAGTTCTTTGCTGATCCTGGCATCGGCATCACGTTAAATCCCACCGCTTGATCGGTACACCTGTAGAAGTCAATCCATTTTTTCTCGGCAATCAAAACGCTTCCAGATTCAACAACTTCCAAAATCTCAAACACAAACGATTCCTCCCCGTGGCAATTCCAAGAGTTGCTGAGGTGGCGATTTCTGTGATCTCCTTTTTGAAGTGCGTGACGATGGTGGCTCCAGCGTTTTTTGAAAGACACGCCAGTTGAGCCGATGTATCGCTTGTTGCTCGCGATGTTGCGAATGCAATAAACCCCGCACTTCGTTTCGTCTTTGACGGTGCTCATTCTCCCCCGCTTTCGGCCACTTCACGCGGCATGTTTTCAAGCCGCCGGTGCAGCGCAATCAACGCCCCCCGGCATAGTCGATCCGATTCCTCGCGAACAAAATCCCTGACCTCAAATGGTGATGACGTGGCCAATGTTTCAGGGAGCGACATTACGACTTCGCGGAATTCGATGCAGGCTGACGCAACAAACAATTCCACGTCAGCCCGGTCGAGCAGTTCCCCGCGTTCCTTTTCCAATTCCATCCGCTTCGTTTCCAATTCGACCTTGCCGAGTTCCAAGTCCTGCTCTTTTTTGGCGGTCGCAAGATCACCTCCCCCGCGCAGTTTCGCGAACCTCCATTGTGCGATTTCTGGAATCGGATACGCGCCAGGTTGGCCGGGCATTCCTGAATCGGATCGCCATTGATTGACCGTCTGCACGGCATAGCCGAGAGCCTCCGCAACCTCACGAAGAGTCTTGACCACCCATCGGCCTGACGGAACATCTCGCTTCGTTTCTCGCTCCGCGATCAACTCTTCCAGCGCCGCGAAGTCCTCTTCTGTCTCAGCCCCTCCGAGCAATTCTTTCAGCGAGCTGTCGGCGTCGATCGTCAACATTTAGTACCCTTGGAAATGTTCCGGCGTCTTCCGGCTGATCGGACTTCGGTCGTCGTTTCGCTGCCATCGCGACAAGCTCACGAACCGCTCGCATCGCGCCCGCGTACTCGGCAATCTCGACTTGCTTCTGGTAGAGGAACTTGAGAGCCTCAATCGACCAATCCTCGGCCGTCTGTCGTGTGGTTTCGGCGGATTTGCCGACATGCCTCAGCGTCTTGACGATCAGCGGCGTGGCATCCTCTCCCGGCCACGTCGATTCGATGGCTTCGCGAATCAAGTGCTCTGAATTGCCCTCCAGTATCCACGTCAAGACTTGGTGAATTTTCGCGGCCTCACTCACCTGCTTCGACATCGCGATATCCGTCAGTGGGCTTTCCGAGCTTGGTGTATCGGCCATCGTTCCCCCTTGATTCGATGTAGTCGTCCATCCATTTTCGGTGAAACAAAAGCAACTCCTTGTCGTTCGTGAAAACGAATTGCTCAATCGACTTGCATGACCTCAGATTCCCGCTGCCTTCGATCGTGAAACAACGTCCGTCTGAAATTTCCATCAAGATCAGCTTGGCGTGAGTCCGCAACGATGCTACTCGCCCCCCCCTGCCACCGATCTGGTTTTGCAGGTACTCGAAAGCCGACCTCTCGGCCTTCGAGAAGTAGTGCGAACAAATCAAACTCACCTGACCAATCTTTCCTTGATCCATTCCGTTCGCGATGCAAGCCACGTTGTCGAGATTGAATCCAAGCGTGGAAATGTCGAGCCGAGCAATAACCTTTGGCGCGACCAGCTTGCGAGTCACCGGAATCAGGTCACATGGCTCGAAACGGCCATCAACCACAAAATGCAACGACTCCCCTTCGGCCGGTAATTCGCGAATCAGTTCGACCGCGTTTTTCTCATGTCGACCATCAATCAACAATCTCCTCGCGGCACGACGTCGGCGAATCAAGTCGTCGGGAATCCCGTCAACTTTTCGCGATGCGACTTTCGTGATTCCCGGTATCGTTCGCTGTGTCAGCCGATTTTCAGTCAGCTTCAACATACTCAGAACCGATCAAACTTTGTCGTCGATTTTGACGACGGCTTTCCAGAACTTTTCTTGCCACTCTTTCCTGACTTTGGACGATTGATCGACATGATTTTCTCCGGGTTATTATTATCGAACTCAAAATCTTCCGGCAGACGCGAGGCGCGGGGCTTTGCGTTCCC